GCCTCAATCGCTAGCCCGTGCCAGTAATGGTGCCATCATTCAGGGTCGTCCTGATGATGTGGGCGTCATTCAGGTCGGCAAGACAGCCGATTTTAGAACTGTCCAAGAGATGATTCGTGATCTCACGACCCGTCTTTCGGATGCATTCCTGATTCTCAATCCACGTCAAAGCGAGCGCACTACTGCAACCGAGATCTCCGCTATTCAACAGGAGCTCAACGAGCAATTGGGCGGCATCTACGGCAACCTCACTACTGAGCTGCTTGGTCCGTACCTTAACCGTAAGCTCCACATCCTCCAACGTCAGAAGGCTGTTCCAACCCTGCCTAAGGGTTTGGTGATGCCGACTGTTGTGGCTGGTCTGAACGGCATCGGCCGTGGCCAAGAACGCATCGCCCTGATGGAGTTCATGCAGACCGTTGCTCAAGGCATGGGTCCTGAGGCCCTTGCTCAATTCATTAACCCCACCGAGTTCCTGAAGAGACTCGCCGCCTCTAGCGGTATTGATGTTCTTAATCTGATTAAAGATCCTGCAACTATGGAGCAGGAGACCAACACTCAGAAGCAAGATATGATGCAAGCCAGCCTAATGAATCAGATGGGTCAGCTTGCCAAGTCTCCTTTAGGTGAAAAATTAGTTGAACAGTATGCCAACCCCCAACAACAAGCCCAGCCAGTCCAACAGGAGCCGAGCCCGGGAGCTTGATGGTAAGTACAAAGGTGGAAACGAAACAGGTGAAGCCTGGGTTCCCACTGAAGTCGAAGCTTCTATGGATAAGGAGATCGACTATTCCATCAAACCAACCGTGCGTCCTTCTGGGGATGCTGGTAGCTACAGCCGCAAACCAAAGATCCGACCCACTTTTGGGAACGTAACCACTGACACCTACTGATGGCCACCGTAACTTTCGACACCCAACCTGATGCACCGACCGCTCAACAGCAGGCCGCTGAAGCGGAAGCACTTGCTCAAGGTGAGAAGATTCAACAGATGCAAGACGAGGATCGTTCTCGTCTGTATGACCAAGCTGATTCGGAGAACCAATCCGCTGACTTGATTGGCGGTAAGTTCAAGTCACAGGATGACCTCCTAAAGGCCTATGAAGAGCTTCAAAAGAAGCTTGGCCAAGGAGACCAGGAGAGCGACTCCGAAGCCCCCTCAGAGGGGCAGGAAGAGGCCTCTGAGCAAGAGTACCAAGTCCTCACCAAAGCTGCTGATGAGTATGCCCAGGGTAAGGGTCTCAGCGACAACACTGTGAAGAGCTTGGCAGAACAGCTCAAGGCTGACCCTGAGAAGTTCATCCGTGAGTATGAGGCCTTCTACACCCAGAACGCAGGCAAGTACCAGCAGGCTCAGCAGCTGGCTCAGAACGAAGCCAACGAAATCATGGCTATTGCCGGTGGTCCTGAGGGATACCAGGAGATGGTCCAGTGGGCTGCTGAGAACCTCGATGCCTCTGAGGTGGATGCCTTCAACAGCATCACCGACTCCGGGAATGCTGCTTCTATCCGCTTTGCCGTCAGTGCTCTGAAGGATCGCTACAAGGCAGCCGAGGGCTTTGAGGGTCAGATGGTTAGTGGTCGAGCTTCTTCAAACACAGGCATCAAGCCATACCGCAGTACTGCTGAGCTGGCTCGGGATATCGCCAACCCCCTCTACTCCTCCGACCCAGCCTTCCGGGCTGATGTGGAGGAGCGCCTATCCATCAGCAAGGACTTGCTCTGATAAAGAAAGGAAACGGCAAAGGCGGCGGCAAGAGGGGCTGTCGATCCCACTTGACAGAGTGAGGGCCGTGTGACTAGTGTCGTCATGAACCATTCAACTGGCTATGGCGACCATCCATCAGGGAGAGGAGGGCAAGGCTCCATATGTCCTATTGGACGAGAGTGACCATGATCTTTTGCTTGAAGCTGTTTGGAATAGGCGTCGTAATGGCCACTCTGTTTCGAAGATGGCAAAAACAGTTGGGATCTCCCGTCCACATTTCTATGTACTCCTTAAGACCCAAAGGGTGGAGCTCATGCGGATCGCCTCACTACAGGCGCTTCTAAATGTTCAGATACTGCCTTTGAGTGAGATCGAAATGTTTCTAACCGGTCTCAAGGACTTGCTCTATATCAACTGATCAAGAGCCCGCGCCCGTGGCTTTATAACGGCGAATTGTCCCCGCTCCTGGTTTAAGCCAGGCCGCTTGGGCAGGAAGGAAGGGGAGTGAGGCACCTCATAGTCGGACCTCACTCTTATTGCCCGTGTCCGTGGCATTAAAACGGCAATCCTTGCAAGGAAAGATCTAGGTCTATAGATACAATCTAAGAGTAGGAGAGAGCCCTCTGCGGAGGACAACTTTCATCTGAAAAGGATTTGATCGGCTGACCGAACAAACACACTTTCTCCTAGTTCTTTCAAATGGCTAACATTTCTAACCTGACTCGGCCTAATGCCGTAAACGGTAACCAATCTAATACTTTTGCAAACAAGTACGCCACCGCTCTGACTCTGTTCAGCGGCGAGGTGTTCACTGCTTTCAACGCTGCTTCGATCTTCAAAGGTCTTGTGCGTAGCTACACCCTGCGTGGTGGTAAGAGCAAGCAGTTCCTGCTGACCGGTACTCTCGGTGCTGGGTGAGATTGACGCCCAGGATAAATCGGGTGAACTCAGGGAAACCTAAGGCAATAGCTATGGCAATCCTGAGCCAAGCCCCACAAGCGTGTGGGGAAGGTGCAACGACTACATGGGGGGACACGATCTTGTCTCGTAATACATGGTTAGCGCCCGACATCCTTATTGGATGATGATATAGTCTGAGCCCTATGAAAGTAGGGAATTTTTGATCATACTCCTGGTACTCCTATCCTCGGGGATACCGCTCTGAAGGCAAACGAGAAGACCATCGTGATGGATGACCTGCTGGTGTCCAGCCAGTTCGTCTACTCGCTCGATGAGGTTCTGTCTCAGTACAGCCAGCGTGCCGAGATCTCGAAGCAGATCGGTGAGGCCATGGCCAAATTCTATGACCAGCGCATCGCTCGTGTGCTCGACAACGCTTCCCGTGAAGCTGCTGTCGTGACCGGTGAGTCTGGTGGCTTTGAGGTGAAGATTGGTGCTAACAACCAGTTCAACGCCCAAGCCCTGGTGGATGGCTTCTTCGAAGCTGCTGCCGTCCTGGATGAGCGCAACGCTCCTCAGGAAGGTCGCGTGGCTGTGCTGAGCCCCCGCCAGTACTACAGCCTGATCTCCTCGGTGGATACCAACATCCTGAACCGTGAGATCGGTAACACCCAAGGCGACATGAACAGCGGCAAGGGCCTCTACAGCATTGCCGGCATCCGCCTGTATAAGTCCAACAACCTGCCCTTCATGGCAGCTGGTGGCTCCGCTGTAACCGGCGAAAACAACACCTACGCTCACACCAACGCCACCTGTGCTGGTCTGGTCTTCCATCGTGAAGCCGCCGGTACTGTGGAAGCTGTGGCTCCTAGCGTGGAAACCACCTCTGGTGACTTCGGCGTGATGTATCAGGGCGACCTGATCGTCGGCAAGCTCGCCATGGGTTGTGCTTCCCTGCGTACCTCTGTGGCTGGTTCGATCCAAGCCAAGGCCTGATATCGGCCCCTGGGACCTTTGGGTCCCTCGGGGCATACCATTCCCTAGAAATAAATGGCAAAGCTCACTAAGCTCGCAGCAATCAACATCATTCTTTCCAACGTAGGGCAATCTCCTGTTACCAGTATCGATGCTAGTAATCCAGCTATCAAGCTGGCCGAAAGTATTCTGGATGAAGTCACCAATGCTCTCCAGACTGAGCAGTGGCATTTCAATACTGAGCAGGATTATCCTTTCGTTCCTGATGTGAATGGGAACATCATTGTTCCTTCTAATCTCCTAGCTCTTGACCTTGTCCCCTGGGATGATAGGGACATTGTTATTCGTAGCGGAAAACTCTACGACAAGACATATCATACCTACACCTTTACCACTACCTTGTATCTGGACGTGGTGTGGTCGTTTGATTTTATCGACATGCCAGAGGTCTTCAAGCAGTACTCAGCTATTCGTGCTGCCAACCTGTTTGCTGGCCGTGCTGTTGGTTCGACTGAAGCTGTGAAGTATTCGGAGCGTGAAGAGAGCATCGCTCGTTCAGCGTGTATGGAATATGAAACCCGTCAAGCTGATTACAACATCTTCAGTGATGTAGCTGGTGCTACCAGTGTGATTCATTATCGTCCCTACGACGTTGTAACTCGTCCTCGTAGAAACATCTAACAATGGCAGCAGTTTCTCAATCAATCCCTAATCTGCTTGGTGGTGTAAGTCAACAGCCAGATCCCATCAAACTACCGGGTCAGGTCAGAGAAGCTGTAAATGCTTTTCTAGATCCGACGTTTGGATGTAAGAAAAGACCTGCCACTGAGTTCATCGCAAAGCTAGCGTCTAATATCCCCGCAACAGCTAAGTGGTTTCCTGTCTTTCGTGATGTAGTCGAGAAGTATATCGTTTGCATCTATCGCAACCCAACGCTTGTTGTCCGAGTGTGGGATGCCATTACTGGTGTTGAGAAGACTGTGACTCTCAAGCCTGGTGCTGATGCTTACCTTACGTTCAGCGATCCAGACAACCTTACCTATCTTCCTCTTGCTGACTACACGCTGATTGCAAACAGCGAGCGTGAGATCACCATGAGTGAAGTGGATGCAACGGCCAAGCCTGAAGAGGCTCTGGTTATCATCAACTCTGTGGCTTACAACACCACATACAGCATTGACCTGTCCAAGGATGGTGCTGGTGGTGCTCCGGTCAAGGTTTATTCAGCCTCGAAGCTAGAGGTTACGCCTGGCTCCTATGAGGTGGCTGATGGTGGTGTCTGTACTCAGAACTCTGCTCAGGACCACTCAGCTACTTCAGGTGCTAAAACCGGACTCCAGTTCCGTATCGTTAACCAGTGTGCTGCCTATCTGGATGCAGCAGCTAACGCTTACAAGTCCCGCTACACCACCAGTGTGATCCTGAAAAACGGTGGTGTTGGCTGGCGTGTAGGTGATGAAGTTACGGTCACTCAAGCTGGGAAGACCTTCACCGTTCGTGTATCGGAAGAGAGTTTCGTCTACACCTACGCCAGTGATGGTACAGCTACCTACACGACTCCCAGTGACGCCACGTCCGGCACGCTGACTGTGACCTCTATTGTCACCAACCTGCAGACCGCTGTGAACGCCATCACTGGCTACAGCGCTTCCTACGTTGGTAATGTCCTTCGTATCAAGAGGACAGATACCCGTCGCTTCAACCTTTCGGTTCGAGGTGGTATCACCAACAATGCAATGGTTGGTATCAAAAATACCGCTAATGATTTTGCTTTACTTCCTGAGCAGTGCTTTCCTGATTTTACTGTTCTGGTAAAGAACACAGACAACACTGATTCAGACGACTACTACGTCAAGTTCAAGCCTGACGTAGAGGGTGTCCCGGGTTTGGGCTCCTGGGAGGAGACTGTAGCCCCCAACATCCCCACCAACCTTAACCCTTCCACCATGCCTCATGCACTGGTGCGTCTGGCTAATGGCAACTTTGAGCTCCAACCGTTGGACTCTGGTAGTGCTTTTGATGGCTGGGCTGGACGTGAGGTGGGTGATGAGAAGACCAACCCTGAGCCCAGTTTTGTTGGAGGCAGCATCTCCGGCATGTTCTTCTATGCCAACCGTCTGGGTTTTCTGAGCGAAGATGCGGTGATCATGAGCCAGCCTGGTGATTACTTCAATTTCTTTGGTCAGTCTGCACTGACGGTCAGTGATGCTGATCCGATTGATCTAACTGCAGCTTCAACGCAGCCAGCTATCCTTCGTCATGCCATAGGTACGTCTAAGGGTCTGCTGTTGTTTGCAGAGAATGCTCAGTTCCTGATCTCCACTACTGAGGTGGCTTTTGGCCCTAGTACGGTCAAGCTGACTGAGATTGCTAACTACAACTACCGCAGCAACGCTCTTCCCATTAATACGGGTGTGAGTGTGATGTTTGCCACTGAAGCTGAGACCTACTCCAAGGTCTTTGAGATGGCAGTGGACTCTGTCGATAACCGTCCTCAGGTTGCAGAGAACACCCGCATCATCCCTGAGTACGTCCCACCGGGACTTGTTTGGTCGGCTAATAGCCCCAACAACAGCCTGGTTATGTTTGGTGATGGGACAAGCAATGTCTGGAACTTTAAGTTCTACAATAACGGTAATGAACGCCAGATTGCTGGATGGGGTAAATGGCAGTTCCCAGGCAACGTTGTAATGTTTGGCTGCAACAATGATACGAACTATCTCGTCCAATATGACGGTACGAATCATTGCTTGACCAGCATGGAGCTGATCGATGATCCAGACTCGGCACCGGTGCAAACTGCCTTTTCTAAGTTTGTCCCCCGCCTAGACAATCTTGTTTACAAGACTGATGCCACCATCGTCTCAGGCGCTACCCAAGACAAGGTCTACTTCCCTGCTGGCGCCTACATAACCGGCAAGCAACCTGTTCTAATGGCATCTAGTGGATCTGAAGCAGGTACGTTCATTCGCACTGCTATAAACACTGATGGTGCAGGTAAATACATCCTGGTTGACAAGGCCTTAACTGCAGTCAATTTTGCAATTGGCCTAGAGTATCGACTCCGTCTTGATCTACCTGCGTTCTATGTGACCCAGCAGAACAGGGCTGATCGTATTGATAACCCCATCGTTGAAACACTCTACCTGGACCTGTACTACTCAGGTCGTTATCAGCTAGAGGTGAAGCGTCTGGGATATGACAATTTCACTTTTGACATTGATGTAGCTCGTGCTGACCTGTACGGAGCCAACTCTGTCCCTGTCGCTGAGACCTTTACCCAGCAATGTCCGATCTATTGCCAAGGTAAGGATGTACTGGTCTCTGTCTATGCAGATGATCCGGTGCCTGCTGCTTTGACCAGCTATGGCTGGCAAGGACATTACAACAAGCGAGGCATTGCCGCTATTCGTTGATGAAAGCTTTTTACCGCGAAGCAACATTTGCCGATGCATTGCAAGTAGCTCTAACCCTTCGACCAGAAGATAAGCAGGAGATCGAGGGTCTTGGTCATTCACCATTGATCCTTCCTGCTTGCGTTCAAACCAGTCGAGAGTCTGTAGCTTTCTTTGATGAGGATGGATCTATAGCCGGTGTTGGAGGGATCTCACCAGACCCCTCTAACGGCGCCTACGGGATCGTTTGGCTGCTATGTACGCCTGTCATAGCCAAAAAGCCCCACACCTTTGTTAGAGAGGCTCGTAGGTGGCTCTCCGTGCACGAACGTAATTACAAGCTTCTGTGGAACTTTGCAGACGCTAGGAACCACTACCACCACAAGCTACTCAAGATGCTTGGCTTTAAAGCTCTCAGAGTGGTTAACACCAAACCATATTTCCTCCCTTATTTGGAGATAGTTAAACTATGTGCTTAGCAGCAATTGGTATTGCAGCTGGTGCTGCTTCTGGAACTGGTGCTGCTGCTTCTCTTGGTGCTGCAATTGTCGGGACTGTTGTTTCTGCAGCTAGTACGGCTGCGGGCATCTACCAACAGCAACAGTCGATGGCCTACCAGGCCACAATGAACAATTATCAGGCTCAAGTCTCTGCTCAACAGCAGGATCTTGCCTACAAAAACCAGCAGCGTCAAACCTATTTCGATAGGCAGCAGCAGGTTATAAAGCATATTGGTGATACCCAAGCACAGCAGGCTTCAATGCTTGCTTATCAGCGCAACCTCTACAACAACAACGAAGCAGCCAATAAGGTTTACGTCTCTGAGCAGCAAAAAATGCTTGAAGCTAAGCAGAAGGCTGCCTTCAAATCAGTGGATATTTACGCCAAGCAGATTGGAGCCATGGGCAAAGTGCTCAGCACTGGTGCTGTTGGTCAGTCCGTTGGCCTTCTGGCGATGGATCCTGGCCGTCAAGCTGGTCGTGCTATGGCCGAGCAGTCTGCAAGCCTGCGTAGCGCATCTGATGCAATGACTATTGGTATGTCGTCTGCTCAGAGTCAAAGCGAATCCGCTAACAACCAAGCCCTTTCACGTGTGATTGCCCCTGTGCAAGCACCACAATTTGCTCCGTCTGCCAGCGGTTTTGGTCAGAATCTTGGCCTTGGCATTCCGTCCTACAACTGGGCTGCAGCGTAATGGCAAGAATCTATGAAACCCAGGACTACGGAGATCTCTTTGAGAGTCACGCTAGGTCTAGGGAGTTTAACCCTGTAGCTTCTTACGATCCGTCTAATCAGATCCAACAGCGTACTCAACAGAAGCTCAACGACATCCAGATGCTTGCTCGTGGCGCTCTGCGTCAGTATGAGCTAGATCAGATGTTCCTTCAGGCTGAGGGTAACAAAGGAGCTCGCAGCTTGTCCCTTTCGAGTACTCAGTCCACAAGCACTACGCAGACTTTTAATTCTCTGCTAGGTCTTTCTAATTTAGCCTCTAAAACCTATGCAACCATTAATGAGCAGGCTAACAGCTACAGGGCCGATCAGCAGCTGATGGCAAGTGTTGGCTTTGGTATTGATCCTAATATCAAGCTTACACCTGAACAGCAGCAGATTGAAACTGAAAAGCAGGTTGCTATTAAGGCTGATTCTAAAGCTGCATCAGAGGTTGCAACAGAGCTAAAGCAAGAGGGGACCCTTGAAGGTCAGGGTGTTGCTCATGCATTGCAGCAGACAACCGTCTATAATTCTTTGAAAGGAGCGGAAAACAACACCTTTGCTGCCATTGGTGCTTACCCGGCTTTCCTAGCTGAATTCAGGAATGCAACTCCTGCAGACAAGCTGCCAAAAACTACTGCTGAAACACAAGCCTACCTCATAGAAGCCAACCGCCTGTTCTTCCGAATGACGGGAATGAATGAGGCTTCTCATGCAGACAAGGTTCAACTAGCACGCTCAATGGCAGGGACTGGGCAGAACTTTCTGCTTCAGCAAGTATCCCAAAGCATTAAAATTGAGAAGGACGAAAACCTTGCTGATGCTAAGGCTTATGTCTCGACCGTTGTTGATGCTCATGGTACGGCTGATGGTGTTACTGCTCAGGAGGCCTGGAACCGTACTTCTACACGCTATCTTCTAGGCAATGTAGGATATAACGATAATCCTAGAGGTGGTAACAGGGCTGCTCTAGAGAATCTATTGCAGGAGGCCGTTGACCAGAAGAATTCCAAGTTCCTTGAAGAGCTTGCTATCGTCGAGAAAGTCCCTGGTAATAAAGGTACTCGTCTTGGTAAAGAATATGACGACATGTTCGATAAGTATCGTCGTCAACTTCGCCAGCAAGCAGTACAGGATTTCAACCTTGGTGAAGCAGAAGATCGTGTCGAGGTCGGTACAATCATGCGCCGCTATATGGAAGATCCAACCAAGCCTGGAGCCCGTCGTCAGACAATTGAGGCTCTTTATGCCAATGGCTCGGAAGATGCTTTGAAGACTGCTCAGTCACTGCTTGAGAAGGGCTTCAACTACGACCCCACCAAAGCTCTTGAGCTCGAAGAGATGCGTGCCAATGGTCGTCCTATCGACCAGGATCAACTTGATGCTATGCAGCGTCAGGGCATCATATCTGGTGATGAATACAAGCGTTATTCCACTCGCGGTCCAGCTGGTAAGGCGGATAAAGATGTTGATAAGTTTCTCAAGACCCTGAGTGCCGGTTACAAGGCAGCTATGCAGGGGAATGCTCCAGCTACTGGCCTTACCCAAGAAGTCAAGCTGCAACTTATCTCACGTCATCAGCTTTTCATGGACGAGCTTAAGCAGTCCGTGATGATGGAGGTTGGTGTTAATTCTAACTTAGCTAATGACAATGCAGCTCTGTCAAAGCTTGTCGAGCAGAAGGCTGCAGTTCTGATCAAGCAGCCTCATTATCAGCTTAAGAATGATCCTGAGAAGGGATGGGGGTTTAGTGGTGATCTGACTCCTACCAGGAATCTGATCAAGGCCAACAGGGGAACCTATTATGACTTCTCTTCGCTGCCTGCTGAAAAGCTATTTGGGCCTAAGATATCAATCCCACGTAGTCAAGTATCCCTTGGCCGTGATCGCTTCATCACCTATGACAGCCTCCGTAGTGATGTGCGTCAGGTGTTGGGCGGCAAAGATGCTTCTAATAACACTCGTTTGATCGCTAAGAAGTTTGGCGTTAGTACGCCTGCCTTTGTTGATCAACAGCTTAAGGCCTACGGCCTGCCCAGTTTGTCTTCCCTTCGGTCGACTCCTGATGGTCAGTCCCTTATGCCTAGTGCTGATGGTGACATCCCTAATGCCACGCACGGAATGCGTTTGCTCCGTTCGTTCGGCTTCCCGAAAAAGTCTGCTGCTTACTTAGCTGGCAACATCCAACAGGAGAGTGGATTCACAGGCCGCCGTGAGTGGTACAGCCCC